CGGGATTACCGCGCCGAACTTCCAGACGACGGTAACGAAGGTACATACGGCTGTGTTCCGCACAAACAACCAGACGGTTACGCAGAACACGACAATTGCTACGGCAGAAAATGCTCTGGCTATTGGCCCACTGACCATAGACTCATCAGCCACAATCACGATTGACGGCAACTTAACAATACTGTGAGGCATAGATGGCTTCGATATTAAATGTAGACCAGATAAACAATGCGGCGGGAACCTCGGCTATCAGCATTGATAGCAGTGGTAATACGCTGATTCCGGGTCATGTGGTTCAGGTTGTTAGTGCTGTCTACGGGACGCAAACCTATTCTAGCAGTCAGACTTTTGCCAGCACAGGTTTAGCCGCATCTATTACACCTAATTCAGCATCGTCTAAAATACTTGTGGTTGTACATCAAAACGGCGTTTACAAAGATGGCAGTAATACCGCTGGCGTGGGTATTAGATTGATGCGTGACGCCACAGAACTAGCTGATTTCGGCGACAGAACCGCTGGAGATAATAACATTGTAAACAGTGTAGGTGCGGTTAGTATGTCTTATCTTGATGCCCCTGCGACTACATCATCCGTTACATATGAAACCAGATTTAAAGCCTCAAGCAATGTCGGTGGCGCATATGTTCAGGTGTATTACGCTGATTCTACAATCACCCTTATGGAGATTGCACAATGAGTACGCTCTACGTCGATACCATTAACGAGAAAACTAGCGGCAACGGTGTGCTGATTCCGGGTCATGTGGTTCAGGTTGTAAGCACAAGCACTCTAGGGCTTCCCTCAACAACCAGTAGTAGCTATGTGGCATCAGGCGTAAGTTTATCTATTACGCCTACCTCTGCATCAAATAAAATACTAGTTCTTTTTAGTGGAGGCGCACAAAATATCGTTAGCACTGGAGGATTCAAGGTAGCTGTATATCGAGGTGGTTCGTCAGTATATGAAGCATCTTTGGTACAATTTACCAATAGTGGCGGTAATTCTGTTTCTGGTTATTTAGTTCAGTATTTAGATAGCCCTGCCACAACATCTTCTGTGACATACGAACAATACTTTGCCGCATATAACGCAGGAACAGCTTACCTAAACAATGGGCAAATAACCCTAATGGAGATTGCACAATGACGAGCATATTGAAAGTCTCCGAGATCCAAGACCCAACGAACAGCAACACCGCGCTGACGATTGATAGTTCTGGCAGAATTTTACAACCAGCTAAACCAGTGTTTTCTGCCAGTAAAACCACAGTTCAAAATGAAACTACTCCCAATGCTTGGATAGCTATTAATTGGGACAGTGTAGATATAAATGTTGGCAACTGTTATTCGGCAAATGTGTTTACTGCGCCTGTGGCTGGTAATTACTTTTTATCCTACAGCATAAGGGTAAATGATACCCAGCAAAACGGCGATTATAACCTAGCTGCCATTCATTTCTCAAATCCCGCAAGTTCACTTAAATTAAATAGAACATACACTATACACACACCAAAGGGTCAATACCAATCGCTAGTTTATTCAGGAATTATAGAAATGGACGCAAACCAGACTGCTCAAGTTAAGTTTCTAACGCACAGTGATACAAGTTGGTACTTCGATACTATGGGCAATTTTAGCGGCCACTTAATAGGATAGGAGTAAAAACAAAATGGCATCAATATCAGAGGCTTTGACCGAACTAGGCATCACCGAATGGGTGTTGCGTGGTGAGCCAACAAATGAAACCGAGTTCAACGAGATGTTCCGTAAGGTTACGGGCGCTGACGCAAACGGCTCGGCTATCGAAAGCAGCAACGTGGCTGACTGGGGATGTAGCTGGGCAACCGTCAACGCAAAGCTAACCGAGCTTAACGCAGCGGAGCCTTTGAAGCTGTTGCGCGCCGAGCGTGACCGCTTGATTGCGGCTACCGACTGGTGGGCATCGTCCGACCTCACAATGAGCGCCGAGCGTACAGCATACCGTCAGGCACTGCGTGACATCACTGACAGCTACACCTCGCTTGACGATGTAGTGTGGCCTACAAAGCCGGAGTAAGTAAATGAGCAACGCCCGTAATCTAGCAAACCTACTTGGTACTGGAACGCAGATAACCACTGCCGATATTGTTGATGGGGCGTTTGAGGCAAACAAGAACCTCATTATCAACGGAAACTTTGATATTTGGCAACGTGGTACAAGTTTTACTAACAACACAGTTACACAATATACGGCAGATAGATGGCAAGTTTATGGTGCAGGCACAAGCACGTTAGACATAACCAGACAGTCTTTTGCGGCAGGTCAAACTGATGTCGAGGGAAACCCCAAATATTTTATTCGTTTAGATAACACCCCAGATGCAAACACAACGTGGATGGAGTTATTTCAACGAATTGAAGATGTTACTTATTTTTCTGATATTACAGTTACGCTATCATTTTGGATAAAAGCAAATCGGAACATAAGCGGTAATGACTTTTTTAGTTTCAGTCAAAACTTTGGTAGCGGCGGCTCTACAAGTGTCGGTACATCTTCTTCTACTTTTAACATTTCAACATCTTGGGAAAAGAAAACATTAACAGTAAACTTGCCAAGCATCTCAGGAAAAACTGTTGGGTCTGGCAGTTATTTAGAGGTTCATTTGCTACAAAACTCTGGTGCTACAGCAGACACTTATTATGACATTGCACAAGTTCAACTAGAAGTCGGCGACACAGCCACGCCGTTTGAACACCGCAGTTATGGCGATGAGTTGGCTAGGTGTCAGCGGTATTACTTCCGAACATCAAACTCCAGCGCTGGATATCAAAATCTTGCTACTTGTGCTTATATTGGAAGTACCATCTTTAGAGGAGTTATTGAGTTTCCTGTCACTATGCGGGCAATACCTACTTTTTCCCACACTGGTGCTTTTCAGACATTGGGTGGGTTTAATATTTCGTCACTTGTGGCTGGCGATGGTGCTACAATTAACAGCCACGGTATTCAAGTCGCTACAAACGAAACCGGTTCGTCAGGACAATCATTTCTATTCAGAGCAAATAATGATTCCACTGCGCGATTAATGTATGATGCGGAGTTGTAGATGAACATTACATCAGCACAATATATAACAGCTTTCGGCGACAGTAATAACGCCTGTATCAAAGCAACTATTGACGGCGTTGAAATGTTTGTATCCCTAGACCCAGCCAACCGCCACTACGCAGAAATCATGCGTCAGGTAGAAGCTGGCACCTTGACCATAGCGGATGCTGACTGATGCTAGGTGAGTTGGCGCTATCGGAAAGGGCTATCGCAGATCACAGCATTCTAACGCTGGGTTCAGCCACCGCTGATGCCAACTTTACACTAGGTCAAGCAGCCACCTATATTGGTGTTGATGCAGCGGAGATGAGCGCCATTGCTATCAAGCTGTCCGTGGGCAGCGGTATTCTAACCGGACTTATTGATGCTACGTTAGAGTTTACACAAAGCAGCGCCCTTACCCGTTTCGCTACTGGCGTTTCAGCGCAAGTTGTTACAGCGGTTCAGGCGACGAATGCCCTTTATGTAGCTCGTGGTATATCCGACCAAGATGCTCAGTTCATCCAAGACAGCGCTGGTCTTGCAATTGTTTCTGGCATATCTGAGCAGGACGCAAACTTTACTGAATCTGCCAGCGCAAATATGGTATACTCTGGCATTCCTGAGATGAGCGCCGAGTTCATTCAGTCTTTGCTGGCTGGGGTAATAACAAACAATCCCGCTTCTATTGAAGCTGTGTTTGTGCAGGCCAGCGAAGGCAGCAAGGTTATTCTTTCTGGCCCAGCGCAAATTGATGCAGCGTTTATCCAGACAACTGAGGGGCGCTTATATTGGGATGTGTGGACAGGAGGCCCGACCTATTCCCCACAAGAAAACTGGGTACAGATTGTGCCAGCGGGTGGAACGTGGACAGATATTAATGCGGGTGCTACAATAGCAACGTGGACAAATAAGGTGGTGTAAATGCCTAGTACCTATACTTCTAACACTGGTATTGAAAAACCCGGTTCCGGCGAACAGTCGGGTACTTGGGGAACTACAGCCAATACCAACTTTGACATTATTGATCAGGCGCTGCACGGACAGGCGCAGATAGCTGTTGTTGGTAGTCAAGACCTGACAACAAACGATGGCTCGATCAGTGACGGCGCAAACACAGTTCTTATTTTGACAGGGTCTCCGGGCGCTACCTTCGAGTTGCGTGTAACGCCGACAGATCAAGAAA